TACAGATTAAACCTGCCTCTCCTATATTATTATTTTCTATGCTCCAGTATATATTGTTGACATTTTCTTCGCCAATAGTATCTCTTATATAAATCAATATTTCTCTTAATATTTTAATTTGCCCTTGTATAGGCGTTAGATTATGTTGCCATTCTGCTACCTGAGTAAAACTAGGCAGTTCAAATACTTCAATTCCTGCGCTATTCCCGCCAGTTCCTAAGCTAGGATCTAGAGCTATAGCATAGATATTTTCACTACTTACTTTTTTGTACCATCTTACTTGTCCAGTCATAGCGATAGGTACTTTACCTTCCATACCAGCAAGATGAATACTATTAATTAATGTTTCATCATATACTAAAAATTCACAGTTATATTCACGACGAAATCTTTCTTCACCAATACGACCTCGTTCTTCTGTTGCCCAGACTTCATCTCTATCCGGATGTTCATCCCAATTACAGGTAAATGGATAAAAACCATTTACTCCGACTTCTCGTTCGTTACCGAATTCGTCAAATTTTTTATTTGCCTCTTTCCATATTGCGGCAAATGTATCTTCATCACTGTTTGGTGTGCTGGTTATTATACACTTACCACCAGTTGCCAATGTTGGGCTTATTGAAGTCCAAAATTCCGCAGCAATATTAGGTGGCACAAAGGCAAACTCATCACAATACAATAAGGAAATACTCATACCACGACCTGTGTTTTCTGTTGTGGTTGTACTAACTATACGACTATTATTATCAAATTCTATACTGCCTTTATTATAGTTTGTTACACCGCAGCGAATATGATCAGGGCATAATTCATAAGCATATCTTATACGCTGCATGATTTCTTGAGAACCAGTGTATTTGTGTGCTGAAATCAATATGGTTTGGTCAGGGTGAAACATAGCATACCATAACAAATATCCAGCGGCACAGGTAGTTTTACCCATCTGTCGAGGTAATAGATTTACGTTGAATCTATGATAATGATAAGCATCTAACAATCTTGTCTGATAGCTGAATGGCTCGAATAATAATTTGCCTTTTACTGGATGTTGAATGTAGAAAAACTTTTCGCAAAAATAATGATAGCCATTATCAGCACTACAATTTAACAAATCATCGATTTGTTTTTCTGTATATTTTATTTGTTTGTGTGCCTTTTTTATTAGCACACCATCTAAACTTTTTCCAGCCATAATGTATTTACAATAAAAAAGGCGGGTAAGCCCCGCCTTTGAGTTAGATTATATCTATTAGTTTGTTTTCATTTTGTTGTATAAATCATTTAACCTTGTGCGAATACTTTCGGTCGCCATAGGATTGTCACCCCTATATGGTCTATCACTATAACTGCCATGTGATCTATGAAGATCGTCTCCACTCGCTATCATAGTATTCATAGGTGCTTGTACAGGTTGAGCCATAGCAGTTCCTTCAGGACTATTAGCATATTCGTCTATGCCTAGTTCTGCTCCTACTAATGGTTCTTTATGTGGATGATCCATAGCGCCTATCATTTTTCCAAGATCATCTTCTCCTGATTCTAAATTTCGTAGAATATCCAGTAGATCTTTAATACCTCCTGAACCGCTTCCACTCATATTAACATTCATGCTTACATTGTCTGGTTGAGATGAACTTGAACCCATATCTGGTCCACATTCATTTGCTAAAGAGTCTTCTCGTTTAATATCCCCTGTTCCTTTGCCATTAATTTTAATTTCCTCACCAGGAGGAGTATTTTGTACGGCTTGACCGTAGGCATTGCCTTCATTTGGCTCTTCGATCATAGGTTGATCAAATTCTCTCATACGAGATAATAATTCTTGAAAATTCATTTAGTTTTTCCTTTTCCTGCTATTGGACTCTTTGACGAGAGATTTTTTTGATCATTATGTAATTTTTCTTTGGGAGGTTTTTTCGCTAGTAATTGATCATTTACTCCCTTGTATTGTTCTAGTTCTTTGCGATTTTTTGATAATTCTTTCAAGAAACTAGCTACGTATTTGTCTCCTGCCATTTTTTGATTATTACTAGGAGGAGGATCACATTGGCCGATTAAGGGCTTACCAGTTTTAGTTTCTTCATTAGCATTAGTTACATTAATCTCTGCTTCTGCCTCTTCTTTTAAACTTCTTATTTTAATTTTGGCAGGATCTAGTCCGCATTGTTCTGCCACATAATGACTTAAAACTGCGCTGGTTGTAGGGTATTTTAATTCCACATCAAAAATTGTTACACTAGAATTGCTTAACTGTGGAAAATCTGGTAACTTTTCTTGAATAGGAGTTGTCTGACTTTTAGAAAATTTAGAAACTTCATATTTTTTAAGACAAGTCTCCATGACATCTTCACAATTATCCGGAAGATCTCCTGCTATTTTTATCTTAAAGCCATAGATTTTCTCTTCTACGCTTTCAGTTAAATATTCTTTGAATGTTTTCATAACACGATCCTGACAGATTATTTATCCATGTTTTTTAGTTTTTCAATTAGACTGTTACGATCGGTAACTATAACACCCGAGCTGCTTACATCAATACTTTCATTAGGTGTATCTTTGTCTAATTTTTCTTTCTTAATTTGAAGTTCTATCATTTTAAGTTTTTTATCAATTTTAGCAGCTTTAGCATCTATAGCATTTTTTAGCATAGTGCTGGCAACTTCAAACACTCTGCCGCTGTATCTTGCCTCCACATTCATGCCGAGATCCATAAGGTCGTCAAAGGCATCTGTGGCTCTTTGCGCTAGACTATCAAATTCCTGATCACTAGAATCTCCTAGTCCTTTTACTTGTGGAAGCGCAGCAGAAATTTTGTCAAATTCGCTTATGTCTCTCAAAAAAGGCTGCGCTAATTGTCTAGCTTCTTCTTTTTCAGCTTTTTTTATTGTTTTCTTAGTTTCAGGTAGATTAAGTATTTCTTCAAGTTTTTTCATACTATTACTTATCAAGGACGACCATTTGTAAATAAATCATTTTCATTTAATATTCTAAATTTAATTCCTTGTCTGCTACACCATTCATATGCTGCTCTCCATTTGTACTGATTTTTAGCATATTGAAATTGATTATTTTTACTTTTTCCTACTCGTTCTTTAATAGTTTGACTAGCTGGTTTAATTTCAATCAGTTCTGTATTAATCCTGCTGTTCTTATCTACATATTGTATAAAAAAATCAGGAACATAGATTGTCTGTCTATTTGTGAAAGGATCACGATAAGGAATTTTTATTGCCTCGCTGGCCCATTTCATTATATGAGGATTAGTATCACAAAACCTCATAAAACTCCATTCCCAACTACTTCTATAAGTGGGTTGATGATTACCTACATACTTGTCTGGGTTTTGTACAGTATATTTGCCTTTAGCATATCTAGTCATGGTCTAATATTTCGGCTCTCAAAAGTTGGTTCTATTTGTAAACTTTTGAAACCTAAACTGCTTGTTTTATCTCTATAAGCATTTAAAACTTCTGCTACTACCGCGGTCAGTTGTGAATCTGTAATTCCTTCTAAGGTATCAATTAGTTGAAATGGTGATATTTTATCAATTTTAGCTTGATTCAACAAAACTATAGCTACACTCTTAGCCGACTGGTCATCGAAACCTCTTTTTAGAAAATATCCTACAACAGCATCAACTTGATTCGAAGGAAATACAACTTGTTTTTGGAAATAATTATCAAAGAAGCTTTTAACAACTTCTGACGAGTCTGTAGTTTCAATAGGATAATTCTGATATCTACTAACCATTACCAGATCCTGTTACATTACTAGGATTAGCTTGAGTAGATTGATTAGCTGTATCATTGATGCTGAATGTTGTGCCCCCCGGTGAGCCAAATCCAGATATTCCAAGATTTCTCAGGGCATTTATAGCTACACCTGATAGTTCTCCAGTTATATTCGTAGCATTTAGATTTTTAGCATTTTGATATGTATTAATAGCAACAATTGCGGTGTTTAAGAAATCAGCAGGACTATTAAATGATCCAGGATCAGCCAGTCGACCAAATACAGTTTCAATTCCAGCTATTACTCCTCCTGCCCCAAATAAGGTTTCTGTTCCTCCTCCTGCCAAGCTTAGAGGACTTGGTGTTTTATCATAGTGTTCTACAGCAAATCCTGGAGGATCTCCTGTTTTAACCTGACCATAATTATAGTTTACTGCCTCATAAGCTATAGTCATACTATTTTGAGCAGGCGAGCTATCTGCGTAATTTAATGTATCATGAGTCCACGATGTTATAACTGGTCTCATTAAGGTAGCACTACTCCAATATCTTCTAGCGAATTGGTATATAGTGATTTGTTTAAAAAATGGCACAGATACATTGTTATCTAACCCGTAGGCAGAACGAATTAATCCGGGTCCTAACATTGAAGTTCTATGATAGTTTGTTTCTAATTTACTAGCATCATTATCTGCATAGTAGTATGCAAAATAATTTTCCCATAATTGCCTTACTACACCAAAATTGTCTTCGTGGAAAACTATGTTAATAGGCTGATAATCTAATTTAACTTGTACTACTTTTTTTCTGTTATATTGATTTAGTGTTTCAGTTTGAATATTAAATTTTGGAAGTTCAGCTGTTTTTACTAACATATTAATTTCATTGAGGTGTCTTTCTTTGAAATTAACACTTTTTAAAGCCCTAGGATCAATACTAAAATAAACATGAAACTGAAATTTTAACTTTGGAGCAAGACGCATGTCGTCATCGACAAAAAGTCTAGTCGCATGAAAATAATCTGCCATTGTTCCTTTCGGGCTGGTCAGGTTATTGATAAACCAACTTCCGCTTCTACTTGCCATAATAATATTTATGACAACTATAAACTACGCACATATTAAATTATCACAAAAAACAGCCTCTATTTGAGGCTGTTTAATCTTTAGCCAGTAGCCATTGTTCCTAAGGATCTTGCAATTACAACACCGACTCCAGAACCATCTGGTTTCTGTAGACAGTTATCAGGTTGTATAGTAAGGTCTATTTGAACAGGAGTAGATTCAGCATATGAAAGATTTTGATAGTTAACCTGTGTAAGATAACAACCATAACATTCCCATGTTTCTAAAATATTTGCCTGATCTAAACCATTACCACCATCTAGCATTTCAATTTTTAATATGAATTTATAATCAATAGCAGCAGCAGCAGAACTTTGTTCCATAAAATCAAACTGTTTCTGTAGTTGTTGTCCAACAAGTTTGTTAATGTTGCCAGTAGCATCATCACGCAGGCTAACTGTTATAGCCTGCCATGTATGTTTACCAGCATAGTTAACCTTACTGTTATAGACTTCAATGACCTGATTAGCAAATTGAACATTAGGTCTAGTCACAGTCATAACCTGTTTTGTCATTTCTGTAGTAGTTGAAACGCCAGCAGCAGCACCAAAATTTTCGAACGTAGTTCTAAATCTGTACCTTAGCTTAGGCATCAGCATACCTTGAGTACTAGCACTTTGGTTAGTTGCTAAAGGTACTGTAAATTTAGTTAAAGAAGCAATTGACATTTAAAATCTCCTATTTTAGCCTAAGCTCGCTATTTCACCTGTATTCTTCAATCTTAACGGAATATAGATAAATTCAACTGCTTTGATTGGCTCAATAGCAATGTCAATCCATAATTCATTACGATCGATTCTACTAGGTGTATTATTAGAATCGTCACACACAACTAGATAGTCATATATCGCTCTTAAACCTACTAATTCAACTAGTAAAGATTCTACAGCAGATCTAATTTGATCTCTTGTAACTTTATCATTAGGTTCAAAGATATACGGTTTAGCTAATTGGTTCAGTTGTCTACGTAGATAAACAACCAATCTTGCTACATTTATACGATCTAACGCACTGGTTGAACGAGCACGAGTTTTTTGTCCATAGTTTACTAAACCTGTTCCTGTTAGGAATGTAATTGGGTTTATCTTTTGTTCGTATAATGTATCACGTTGTCCGGTATTTAGAGCAACACTGGCAAATTCACCTTCTGCTGTGATATATCCTACTGCTGTAGCATTTGTAATGCCACCACGACGTACACCTGCAGGAGCGAACCAAGGGTAAGCAACTTGATCGTTTAGAGCGATTGTTCTTAAAATCATATGACTTGGAGGAACTACAATATTGTTACCAAAATTGTCACTACTAAAGCCCCATGGATAGAACATACCCATATACTCATCAAAACTTGTTGCTCCAAAATCATTATCTTCGTTAGCTAATCTTTCATTACTTGCCCATGCAAGTAAACTTGTAGCATCACTACTTAATCTAGCAGGAGTATCACCAACCACAAAAGATGTAAGTCCTCTGTCGTAGTTTAGAGTAATTAATTCGCCAATCAGTTCAGGATATCCTGGGCAGGCAATTAAATTAAACACTCTGCGTTCTTCGTCTCTTAAGCCTTCACTTGAATTAACCACTGCTTGTAACGCTTGAACAACTACTTTACGTTGAGCTTTACGTCCAAAGCTACCTGAACCATCGTCTTGATTGCTGCTAACAGTGACCCAACGATGTGGATAAAAGTTTAACATAGATGGTTGGAAGGGTAAACGAACATTATCAGATGAAGTATCTATATAATTTCTTCTGAAGGCTTTTACGTTAAAACCACTGCGACGTGTATTATACAAAAGCATACCTTTTGGATATAAGCTAGGATCTGGGGCATCTGGATCTAGAAAATCACTTTCTAGTAGATCTATAATGTCACCCAATTGATCACTGTTTTCACCTGTGTCATTGTAAC